GGACGTAGGGGCCGCTGACAGTGATAGCAGAGATAAGTGCAATTGTCGCTGGTGTCAATGCTGCAACATCCGCTATCAAGCGTGTAGCTGAGACTACCAATGACATCTCAAGTATCTCTGCTTTCTTATCTACTCTTGGAGGTGCAGAGGTAGAGTTAGCTAGAGCGCAGAATGAAGGCAAGCTATCTGAAGCAGATGCTGTTAAAGCTGCACTAGCTAAGAAACAAATACAAGAGACTATGCAAGAGATTAAAGATCTCTTTACAGTCAGCGGTAACGGACAACTTTACCAAGAAGCTATGGCTTCTATGGCTGCGGCTAGAAAAGCTAAACAAGTAGAGTTAGCTAGAGCAATAGCAGCTAAGAAGAAATTTTGGAAGGACGTTAGAGAGATAGGTGCTGTCATAGGTGTACTGGTATTTCTAGTACCTATGTGCTTAGCACTTTTAATTTCATATTTAACAAAATAACACTTGACAAACGAGTCAAAGTATGCTATAATGTATAGGTACATTAGTGTACACAAGTATTCTTTAACAAAGGTAAAATACAATGACTCAAGAGTTAGAAACATATTTCAACAACTACTTTGCTATGTTTAGATCAGAAGGCTGGAAGCAGCTAATCTCTGACCTACAAGGTAATGTTGGACAGATCAACTCAGTAGAAATGACTACGGATAACGATAACTTGAACTTTCGCAAAGGTCAGTTAGCTATCCTAGCAACCATACTAAATCTTGAAGCACAGATTGAAAACGCTCAAGAACAAGCAGAATCAGAAGACTCTATTGATGAGGCTGTTTGATTTTAGATGTCCTTGTGGCAAACTGTTTGAAGATTTAGTTAAGTCTGATGTCACAACTTCTAGGTGCAGTTGTGGCTTGGACGCTAAACGTGTTATCTCCCCAGTGAGATCTAACCTTGAAGGCATTAGTGGAGACTTCCCTGATGCACATGATAGGTGGGTTAAACGTAGGGAGCAGCACATGGCACATGAACGAAGGCAAACCTCCTAGAGAACCTTCATACTAAACATCTCCACAATACTAAGGTACGGAGTTAATAATGGCTAAGATTATTGAACCTGAGCGTCAGGACAACCAAGAAGAGAACGAACAGCAACTAGATATGTTTGCACAAGTAGAGGAACAACAGGAAACTCCTGAACCACAGGAACCTGAGATCCCTGATAAGTACAAAGGTAAGTCTGCCGAAGAACTTGTACAGATGCACCAAGAAGCTGAGAAGCTATTGGGCCGACAGAGTTCTGAAGTAGGTGAGCTACGTAAGGTTGTTGATACGTATATCCAGACACAACTCACAGAAGATACTAAAGAAGCACCCCAACAAGACGAAGAAGTAGATTGGTTTACAGACCCTGATAAGGCTGTAGATAGGGCGATTCAGAACCATCCTAAGATTAAGGAAGCTGAAGCACTCACACAACAGTATCGCGCAAGTACCGCAATGGCAGAGCTACAACGTAAGCATCCTGACATGCAACAGATCTTGCAAGATGCTAACTTTGCTGAGTGGATTAAAGCGTCCAATGTTAGGACTAAGCTGTTTGTAGCAGCAGACCAGCAGTACGATAGTGAGTCCGCTGATGAGCTATTTAGCTTATGGAAAGAGCGACAGAACATTGTACAGCAGACTGCCGCTGTAGAGGAGCAATCCCGTAAGCAAGCAGTTAAAGCAGCCTCTACTGGCAATGCTAGTGGTAGCACTGAATCAGCACCTAAGAAGATCTATAGACGCGCAGACATTATTAACCTTATGAGAAACGACCCTGATCGCTATGCTGCTCTACAACCAGAGATCATGAAGGCATATGCAGAGAAACGGGTCAGATAGTATATCTTAGGAGATATTTATTATGACTGATTCCACATATCCCGCAACTGGCGGGTTCGTTGACAACACTAGCGCAGCTACTTTCATTCCAGAAATCTGGAGTGACGAGATTATTGCTGCGTACCAAAAGAACCTCGTCTTGGCAAACCTTGTCAAGAAGATGTCTATGGCTGGTAAGAAAGGCGACACAATCCATGTGCCTAAGCCTGTCCGTGGTGACGCTCACGCTAAAGCTGAGAACACTGCTGTAACGGTTCAGAACGCTACGGAAGGTGAAGTGCAAATCTCTATTGACAAGCACTTTGAATACTCACGTCTGATTGAAGACATTACGGACGTACAGGCTCTTAGCTCACTACGTCAGTTCTACACGGAAGATGCTGGCTACGCTTTGGCGAAGCAAGTTGACACTGACCTGCACAGCTTGGCTACTGGCCTTGGTTCTGCTGGTACGTCTTCTACGACTTACGCAAACAATGGTGGTACGTTCTTCGTAGACAACTCTGCAAGTGGCGCTCTGGCTACCTATGCTGTTGACACGGTAACAACTGCTGACGTATTTACTGACGCTGGTTTCCGCGCTATCATTCAGAAGCTGGACGATGCTGATGTTCCTATGGAAAACCGCTGCTTCGTTATTCCTCCTTCAGTTCGCAACACCATTATGGGTATTGATCGTTACGTAAGCTCTGACTTCGTAAACAACGGTCAAGTCACCAACGGTCAGATTGGTCAACTGTACGGCATTGACGTATTTGTTAGCACTAACTGCCCTGTTGTTGAAACTGCTGCTGATAACTCTGCTTCAACTGTAGACTCTCTGGGCGCTCTGTTGATCCAGAAAGATGCAATTGTAATGGCTGAACAACTGGGTGTTCGCTCTCAGACTCAGTACAAGCAAGAGTTCCTTGCTAACCTGTTTACCTCAGATACTCTGTATGGTGTTTCCGTACTGCGTCCTGAGTCAGGTTTGACTTTGGTTGTTCCTAAGTAATAACCATCTAACTGGGGGCTGCTACGGTGGCCCCTAGTTTTATTGAGGTAGCTAAGTATGAGCATAGTAGCTAGTTTGGTCGGCCCAGTAACAGGGTTACTTGATAAGTTTATTGAGGACAAAGACCAGAAGAATGCTTTGGCTCATGAGATTGCTACCATGTCTGAGCGTCATGCTCAAGAGTTAGCTAAAGGTCAGCTAGAAGTAAACAAAGTAGAGGCAGGACACTCTAGTTTATTTGTTTCTGGATGGCGACCCTTCATTGGCTGGACATGTGGATTAGGCATGTTTGGTAACTTTATCACAATTCCGTTTTCTAACTTTGTATTGGCTCTAGCAGGTATAGACATTGTTATACCTTTAGTACCACTAGAAACTATGATGCCTGTCCTTATGGGTATGTTAGGGTTAGGCGCTATGCGCTCATTTGAAAAAACTAGGAAATAGGTAGCTAATGGCAACAAACTTTACTATTCCTGAAAATTTTAGTATTTTTGACTACGATTTATTTGATCTTATAGATTTTGATCTTGCGGGGACTCCTGCGGCTATGGGATTTACTCCTACATACGAAATAAGCCCCGGAACAGACAATTATTATACTCTTACTGGCGGTATTGAACAGTATAAAGAAAGATTACAAAAAGGCGCGGACTACGACAAAATAGATGATGTTGATAAAGTAGATGATTTTTACGATCAGTCATTCCAGAGTAACTTATCAGCAATACAAGTAGACCCAGAAACTTATCTTAGAGAAACAGCATCTCCTACTTATTTAGCAAACTGGCAGGGTAGACCAGAGCAGCAAGCAGCAGAAGATGTCTATGGCAGCATAGCAATTACTGATCAACAGGGCACACAGCAGGCTGTTAGCAATTACTATGGTTATGATGTACAAGCGGATGCCTTTGATAAAACTATCGAAGACTTTGGTGGAAACTACGGAGAGCATACTGGCGCTTCTCAAGAAAAAATATCAGAGTTTCAATCAATTATTAAGCCTATCCTTACTGAGCAAATAGCTTTCTTACAAACTACAGAAGATCTTTCCTATCAAGATGCTCTTGTAGAGGCTTACAATAGAGACCCTATGGTACAGTCGTTGTACGCAAAGTATGACGTAACTCCTTTCCGTCAAACATCAGACGGTTCTACATATCTTTACGATCCTCTTAGCTTTTCTGAGATTAGAACTAAAGAAGTAAAAGATACTGGGGTACAGGACGGCTTAAAAGCTCTAGCAATCATGGTAGCAACGGCTGGAGCAGGCAGCGCACTAGGTGGCTATCTTGCCGCTAGTACGTCTATGTCAGCGCCTCTAGCTAATGCAGTTGGGTCTGCTGTAGCTTCTGCTGGGTCAACATTGGCTACTGGAGGAGATACTAGTGACATCCTACGATCTGCTATTTTAGCGGGTGCTGGGGGTTACAGAGAGGGATTAGTGCAGGTAGCTGAAGGAGCAGAAGCTCTAGCTTTACAAGGGACATTTAGCGCCCAAAGTGAACAACTGCTAGCAGGGGCTTCTAAAGCTGCTAGTGACATAGAGAGATTTGATAAGGTTGTAAACACAGCTAAGTTTGTAAATGCTGCCGTAAATGACGATGTACTTGGTGGCTTTGTAGATTTATACGGTTCACAGCTTACAAATAAAGCGTTAGATAAACTAGGATTAGATCAGAAAACACTAGACGCTAAATACGGTGGAATACAGCGTGACGATATGACCGCTGGTCTTGTTAAGATGCAAAGGCGATTAGCAGGTGGAGCAGACTTTGAAAGTGCTTTGATGGATGGTTTTGGCACATATGTACGTAAAGGTGGTACATTAGGTATTGATATAGATACTCCTGAGTTTATAGAGCGCATTGGAGATGTTATCAAAGAGGCAGGATCATCTTTTGATGACTTTGTTCTACAGCCGCCTAAAGAGGCAATTGAAGCACTATTGTCCTCTCTGCCAGATAAGACACCTGAGCAGATAAAAGCGATTGAGGACTACGTAAGAACAGCAGGATCTGCTTTCGATGACGCTGTTTTACAGCCACCTAAAGAAGCAGTTGAAAAGTTTGTTGAGGCTTTTGAAGCTCCTACAGGCACGACTCCTGAAGGCCCAGATATTCCTAAAGCAGGATCAATGGGTCTTCCTAGTGTAGATGCAGATGTAGATTTAGACTTTGATTTTCAAGCTCCTGAGTTTGGTGAAATAAGCGAAGGACTATTCAGTGATTACCTGTCTAAGTACGCAGATCCGGGTCTTTTAGAACGCAGAAGGTTTAGAGGCTATACAGCACCTCAAGGAATGTTTAGGAATATAGTATGAGTACCAGTTATTTGAACATAGTCAACGAGGTACTACGTAGGCTACGAGAAGAAGAAGTATCCACGATTACACAGAACACCTACAGCAAGATGGTAGGTGACTTTGTTAACGACGCAAAGCAGATTGTAGAAGACTCACATCAGTGGTCTACACTACGTACAACTATTGTAGTACCTACTGTAGCAGATACTACAGAATATAGCTTGACAAACGCTGGAGAACGTGTTAGAATATATAGTGTCATTAACGACACATCAAACTTCTTTATGCGTTATGAGTCACCTAACTGGTTTAACAATGCTTATTACATCTCTGGTGAAGTAACTGGTAGTCCTGACTCATATACCTTTAGTGGTATTGATGGTAACAGTGATACTAAAGTAAAAGTATACCCTAAACCATCAGGTGTCTTTAACTTACGCTTTGATTTAATTGCTAGAGAAGATGAACTGTCTTTAGATACAGATACTACAGTCTTACCTAAGAACGCTATAGTACACAACGCTGTAGCTTTGTTGGCTAGGGAGCGTGGTGAAACTGGTGGAACTACAGCACAGGATTACTTCTTGATTGCAGACAAACATCTATCTGATGCTATTGCTTTAGATGCCTATAAGAATCCTGAAGAGTTTATCTGGACTACTCCCTAATGGCTCAGAACAGAGAACACATATACATTGCTGCTCCGGGGTTCAAGGGTCTTAACACACAGGACTCTCCTGTAGCTCAAGACGCTACCTTTGCTGCTATTGCTGAGAACATGGTGATAGACAAGTTTGGTCGTATTGGTGCGCGTAAGGGTCTGAAGAAATTAACGACCAGTGCTACGCCTTTAGGATCTAGTGATGGCATTGAGTCTATCTTTGAGTTTGTAGACCATAGCGGTGATAAGACAGTATTCTCTACTGGCAACAACAAGATCTTTACAGGCACTACTACACTTACTGATGTTACTCCCGGTAGCTATACAGTCAGTGCTAACAATTGGAAGATCATAAACTTTAATAACCATGCTTACTTTTGGCAGCGTGGGCAAGAGCCACTTATTTACACTGATGAGTCTGGTAGTGGAGTATTAGAAAAGTTTAGTGACCACAGTCACGCTACAGGTACACCACCGCAAGCCAATGAAGCTCTAGCAGCCTTTGGCCGTGTATGGGTTGCTGATGTTGTCGGTAACAAACATACTGTTTACTGGTCTGACTTGCTATCTGGTCATGCGTGGACAGGAGGTTCTTCAGGTTCCTTAGACATTACAACTGTATGGCCTACAGGTCATGATGAGATTGTAGCGTTATCAGAGTTTAACGACTTTTTAGTTATCTTTGGTAAGCGTAGTATTATCCTGTACTCTGGTGCTAGTTCACCTTCTAGTATGGTACTAGCTGATGTCATTACTAACATTGGCTGTATTGCTAGAGACAGCGTACAGTCCACAGGATCAGACCTTATATTCTTGTCTGACTCTGGTGTCCGTAGTTTGGGCAGAGTTATACAAGAGAAGTCTAACCCTATTGGTGACGTATCTGTAAATGTACGTGATGACTTAGTACAGGCAGCGGCAGTAGAGACAGGTAACATTAAAGCAGTTTATAGCGAAGAGAATGCTTTTTATCTGCTGATCTTACCTGAAGTTAACAACCTTGTGTTCTGCTTTGACATGCGTGGTAAGTTAGAGAATGGAGCTAGTAGGGTAACTACATGGCCGTTTACTGGTATCTTGTGCGCTACAACTACAGACAACAATGAAGTTTACTTTGGTAACTCTAAAGGTATCAATGAATACTCTGGTTTCCTAGACGATACTTCTACTTACACAATGAAGTATTACACTAATGCTTTGTCATTTGGTGACGCTAGTAAGCTAAAGATTCTAAAAGAAATAACATTTACTATTGTAGGTGGTCAAGGCACAGACCTATTGTTAAACTGGGGTTACGATTATACTGAAGGATACACCAAGCAACTGTTAACAGTAGACGATGCGTCTATTGCAGAGTACGGTATCTCTGAGTACAACGTAGCAACCTCGCAGTACAACGCATCTATCATTGTAAACAAAGCAACGACTAAAGCTACTGGATCTGGTAGAGTAGTCACTATTGGTCTAGATGCCACGATTAATGACAAGTCATTTTCAATACAAGATGTAAACATTGAAGCATTCATAGGTAGAACAATTTAATGAGTAATTATACTAAGACTACAAACTTTGCAGCAAAGGACTCACTACCTTCAGGTAACGCTGCTAAGATTGTTAAAGGCGCTGAGATTGACACAGAGTTCAATAACATTGCTACTGCATCAGCAACTAAGGCAGACATAGCTGGCCCTACGTTTACTGGTACTGTAACTATACCAACTGTAGATCTAAACGGTGGTGCTATAGACGGTACTACTGTAGGCGCATCTACTGCTGCTGCTATTACAGGCACAACCATTGTAGCTAACACTAGCATTAACATTGCTGGTGACGGAGCTACTGTAACTGGTATTAAAGATGAAGACGATATGTCTTCCAACAGTGCAACTAAACTAGCTACACAACAGTCAATCAAAGCATACGTAGACTCACAAGTAACTGCACAAGATCTTGATGTAACTGATGGCTCCACAAGCATTGACATTGACTTGGACTCTGAGTCTCTAGGTATCTTAGGTGGCACAGGTATTGACTCTACTGCTTCAGGTACTGGGGTTACTCTAGCTATTGATGCTACTGTAGCTACTCTAGCAGGCACACAGACGCTCTCTAACAAGACTTTGTCTACCCCTGTAATATCAGGTAACCTAACTACTGATGGCCTTATAGACGGACGTGACGTAGCTACAGATGGTGCTAAGTTAGACGGTATTGAATCAGGAGCAACTGCTGACCAGACCGCTGCTCAGATTAAGACTGCCTATGAGTCTAATGCAGACACTAACGCGTTTACTGACGCTGACCATAGTAAACTTGATGGCATTGAAGCTAGTGCAGATGTAACTGATACAGCTAATGTAACTGCTGCTGGTGCCTTGATGGACAGTGAGCTAACCAGTGAAGCATCAGTCAAAGCACTGAACCAAGGTGTGGCTACTACTGATAGTCCTACGTTTGCCGGTGTTACTGCTCCTGTCACAGGTAATGTCACAGGTAATCTTACTGGTAATGTAACTGGCAATGTTACAGGAAATCTAACTGGCGATGTTACAGGTGATGTAACTGGTGACTTGACAGGTTCTGTACTTACTGCTGCACAGACTAACATTACAAGTGTTGGTACTCTAGGTAGCTTAACAGTATCTGGTGACGTTACAGTAGACACTAACAGCTTAAAAGTAGACTCTACTAACAATCGTGTAGGTATTCTTAACGCATCACCTGATGTATCCTTAGACGTTGGTTCAGCCACAGACGCTATGCACGTACCTGTAGGTACTACTGCACAAAGACCCGGAAGTCCTGCTGCTGGATACTTTAGATACAATAGCACTACAGGTGGATTTGAAGGCTACACAGACGCTTGGGGAGCTATTGCTGGCGGTGGTGGTGGAGTAGCACCTAGTATTGACACAATGACAGGTGATGGTTCTGATACCACACTTGCTCTTACTAATGCTCCTGTTAATGAGAATGCTACCTTTGTAACTATTGATGGTGTAACTCAACACAAAAGCACCTATAGTGTCTCTGGTACTACTTTAACATTCTCTACTGCACCTCCTACTGGTTCTGCTGTAGAAGCTATTACACTTAACACTACTACAATCAATACTGCTTCTATTCTACAGGATGCTGATGGTGATACCAAAGTACAAGTAGAAGAGTCCAGTGATGAGGACAAGATACGCTTTGATATTGCTGGTACTGAGCGTGTAATTATTGATAATACTGGCGTAGGTATTGGTACTAGTTCGCCTACAGGAAATCTTGAAATAGCAACGTCTGCCTCAGATGCCGGTGTTGATCTTGTTCTTGATGGAAATAAAACCAGCAATGGTGGTATTGGAAGTATAATTTTCAATAACAATGGTGACAGCGTTGGCATGATTCGCTCCAACAGAGCCTCTGCTAATGACGCTGCCGACATGTTGTTTTACACACAGGCTACTGGTGGCGCTAACACAGAACGCCTCCGTATAACCAGCGCGGGACAAACACAAGTTGTCGGTTTTGACGCTATGACGCTTGGTTTTCCTGCTGTTGCTGGGGGAGCAAGCAGGTCAGGAATCAAACCCACTGTAACAGGCGCAGGCGCAGGTCAGCTTCAATTTTTAGTTGGTGGTGACAACAGCACAGAAGCTACAACAATTGCAGCGACGATAGACTCATCAGGCAACGTGCTGGCGGAGAAGACAGTTAAGGCTGAGTTTTTTACCACAACTGGCGATTCTATTTGGTTTTTGAACGACCTTAATGCCACTGGGACATCCTATATAAACTACTACGGCTACAACCAAGGCCTTACTCAATTCCGAAATACGGTAATTGCTAACGGAAAAGGTGCCAGCATAATTGCATTGGATGGGACTACAAAAAATTCAACATTTTCTGGCACCTTGACTAGTCTGCCAACCTATAACAACGGTTCAGCAAGTTCCGCAAACATGGTGGTGAATTCTAGTGGTGTCTTCTTGCGCTCTGTTTCTTCAGCTAAATACAAGAGAGACATTGAAGATGTGCAGGATGCTTACGTTGATTCTTTGTTAAACATCCGGCCTGTTTATTATCGGTCAACTCTGGAAAACGACAACACTGAGCACAGCCACTGGGGATTTATTGCAGAAGAAGTTGCAGAAATTGACCCAAGGCTTGTTCACTACAAGACAGTTGATATTACTTACAGCGATGACGGTGAGCGAGTAGAGACTGAACTTGAAACCCCAGAACCCGAGGGAGTCCAGTACGACAGGTTCGCGCCTTTGATGCTCAAACTAATTCAAAAGCAACAAGCAACAATTACTGCGCTAGAAGCGCGTATCACACAACTGGAGAACAACTAATGGCTTTAACAAAAGTTACAGGTGGCCTATTAGGTAACCTCCCCACAGGCACACATAACGTAGCAGTGGGTGATACTGCATTGGATAGTATTGCTTCTGGTGCTGAATACAACATAGCCGTTGGTAGTGCTGCGGGTACTGCAGTCACCACAGGAGTCCGTAACACTCTTATTGGAGGAACAACGGGTCAAGGTCTTACTACTGGTGGAGAGAATGTTGCCGTTGGATATGGCGCTTTATACACCGATGACTTAGGTAGTCATAGCGTGGCTGTTGGTGTTTCGGCTTTGCAAAATCAAAACTTTGCAACTGCTACAGATTCCTACAACACAGCCGTAGGCTTTATCGCAGGTCTGTCAGTCACCACGGGCGTCAATAACACTCTCATCGGTGGCCTAGCTGGCGATGCTCTTACGGATTCAGACAACAATGTTGCTGTGGGTACTGGCGCTTTATCTTCTGATACTCTTGGAAAGCATACAGTTGCAATAGGTCAGGGCGCATTAAATGTGCAAAACTTTGCCACTGCTACTGTTTCTGACAATACAGCAGTAGGTTACAACGCAGGTGGCGCAGTCACTACGGGAACACAGAATACCCTTATTGGCAGTCTATCTGGTGATGCACTTACTGACGCTGATTTCAATACAGTTGTTGGTTACGGGTCTTTAGGTTCAGATACGCTAGGAAGCAGAAGTACGGCTGTAGGCTACCTAGCACTTAGCGCACAAAACTTCACTACCGCTACTGACGCTTATAACACTGCTGTCGGAATGTTCGCGGGAGGCTCAGTCACCACGGGACAGTACAACACCTTGTTAGGCGGTCTTGCAGGAGATGCGCTTACAACGCCAAACCATAATGTTGCTGTTGGATACAGCGCATTAACCGCTGATACACAAGGAATTGGTTCAGTAGCTGTCGGGCGGTTTGCTCTTGGAGCGCAAAACTTCACGACGGCTACTGATGCTTACAACGTGGGCGTGGGCTTCAATGCAGGAGTGTCAGTCACCACCGGAATTAAGAACACCATCGTCGGGGGTCTTGCAGGATCAGGACTCACCACGGGGGATAACAACACTTTTGTCGGTTCTGATACAGCTCTTACGACTGTTACAGGCGATGTCAATACAGCCGTTGGATATGGAGCTTTACAAGTTTTAACGTCTGGTAGCTCCAACACTTGTGTAGGAGATCGCGCAGGCTTTCAATTAACATCTGGCTCTAACAACCTTCTTTTGGGCCACGATGCAGGACGTACAGGAAGTCCGGGCGGAGCCACTGTAAGTGGCATTAACGGAATAGTCTTTGGCGATGAAAACATAGCAAGTGCTCACATTCAAGTATCTATTACCGTAGCGTCGGATCAACGGGATAAGACTGACTTCAATGAGCTAGACCTTGGTTTGGACTTTGTTAAAGCCTTAGAGCCTGTCACTTACTACTGGGACAAGCGTTCTAAATACGGTGATAAGTACGCTGAAGACTACGATCTTGACGCACAAACACCAGACGGTACGCACAAAGAAGACTGGCTGGACATTGGCTTTAAGGCGCAGTCTGTACAAGCTCTTGAAGAAGCGGCTGGTTACAAAGTTGCTGACAAGAAAAACCTCACTGTATCGCTTTCAGATGACGGCAAACAGTACGGACTCAAGTATGAAAAATTCATACCAATCCTTGTAAAAGCCATCCAAGAACTATCCGCAGAGAACGCTGCACTCACTGCTCGTATTGAAGCACTAGAAGCATAGGAGACATCATGTCTGAAGTAAGAACTGACGAAGAAAAAGCCAAGATGTATCAAGCGATGCTGGATGGCGCTAACGTCATTACCAGTGTGCTAGATGCTGACAATGAGTTTGGCAACGATCTAACCAACACTGAAAAGCAAGAGAAGGTTTTGCGTAGTGCTGGATACCTATCGGCTGGTACAGCTTTGGAAGATTGGGGCAGTGAAGACATGACTGCAATTAACGCTGCTATAAGCGCAGCAGACGCATATACACCCTAGGGAGAACAACTAATGGCTTTAACACAAGTTCCAATAGAACTATCAAGCACTCCGGGG